ATTCATCGTTGTCAATATCATACCTATCTCTAAGTAGTTCATTGAACAACTCCTCCTTGCTCTTTTCCTTCGGAGCTTCCCCTTCAACTTCCTCAGATGCCTGTGGCTCCTCTGTCGGTTGTGTAAGTTGCTCTTCTTGCTCTTGCACTTCTGCTGTCTCAGCAGTAGCCTCTTCTTGCGTTTCTTGTACCTCTTCTCGCTGAACAGGACCTGCACCTAAATCGACCTTATAGTCAACATCGGCGGGTGTTTTTTCCGCTTCACTCATTTCAATTAAATTTAATTACTACAAAATTATATAAAAATTAGAGCAGTTTTTTACGAGACATAATATCCTCGAGGCTCATATTTTCAGGTTGTGATTTCTCAAAGTTTCTTGGTCCACCACTAGTCTGTCTTTGCTGAATCATCTCACTCTGTTGAGTAGCTTGCTTCTCAGTGCGCTTGTCCTTACGGTCTTCACGTTCTAACTCTCTGTCTCTTAAGGAGTTAGATTCTAATTGCTTCAGCTTCATTTCGTAAGCATACTTCATCTCAAGCATCTGCTTTTCAATCTCAGCTTGCGCCTGCATCTCACGCATTTTAATCTCACTCTTCATCTGCTCAAGCTGGCTTTGCTGTTGCAGTTCAAGCTGTGATTCTTGCATACGAGATTGAGAAGCTGCTTGTGCGGATTGCATATTCGCTTGCGTTTGCATTTGAATATTCATCTTCTGCTTCTCCATATCGTCCTTCTGCTTCTTCATCTTACGAATCTTAAGCAAAGTATTGGCCAGAGTAATGTTCCGAATGTTTCTAATATCAATAGCATCGTCTAACTCAATAACTTTCGCTTGAATAGACTGCTGTATATTTTGCTCTAATAATTGACGCTCTTCCTCGTCCGGCTCAAGCTCAATAAATATACCAAAGTCGTGTAAGTGCATCTGACGGATATCGTTCAATATCTGTAGGTTGTTACGACCAATCATCTTAGCAAAATCATCGGCAAAAGAAGCATACTCTAAAATGTCCGATACTCTGTAAGAAATAGCTTCACAAATGCGCTTAGTCAATATAATACCAGCCAATACAACGTGTCTTGTTGCTGTATTGCTATTTAAAGCAGCAAGTTTCTGAACACCCACAAGAGCATATTGGTCAGGCTGACTTCCGTCACGAGCTTCATTAAGACCTGTAGACGCTCTTAACATATTGAGGTTGTAGTTGTACATATTGATAAGACTTGCAATCTTAGCATTAGAACCACTACTTGTCAACTCTTGAATAGGCACACGAGCGTTGTTAAACTCGCCATCTTCAGTGTAACTTCTACCAACTACACTACCTGTTTGGAAATACATAGATAATGCCTCAGAAGGGTTGTATGAAGCTCCATTACCTAAGTCTACACTATTCAAACCATCGGCATCAATAAATACACCATCAGGAATCATCTTCGCAACAACCTGCTGTAGTTTGAGGTGTACCAATTGTATCTGGTCAGCAAAGGGTATCATACGACGAACAAGAGAATCAATTGTTCCCTTACTCATCTTAATAGCAGAAGCTATGTATGGAGGTATCGTTTTTTGGAATGCCGAACTTGGACGAACCATATTCTTCATAACCTCCCACTTAAGAATCTTATTGGTTCCTAAAACCATAACACCCTCGTACCATACATCAATTCTGCGAGATACTCTTGTAAATCGTGCTTGCTCGCTTTTAGGTGGATTAAAGTTTGAATCCTTTTTCAAGGCTCTCTTGCCACCATTTGAACCGTCCTTAATCTTATATACAATCTCCTTATCGGTCTTGTAACAGAAATACAATAAGGATACTTCGGATTTATCCAATCCGCTTTGTGAGGCTAAATTCTCCGTACTTCTGTATCCGTTGAAACGGCTAGCCATACGAGAGATGTCCTCTAAATCCTCTTGCTCTAGATTTGGGTTAATCTTCTTAAGCTCAGTAACGTGAACAGACTTCACCTCACCAAAGTAATAACAATCACGGAAGTTAGGGTCTTCAGTAGGGCTATACACAAAGTTGATAGGGTCTACATATTCAATACGCACACCGTCGTGAATATCAAATTTATGTTTAGCTACCGATATACCCAATACTACTTGGTCTTCATCAAGCCTACGCTTAACTTCTTCGTAGTCATTGTACTCCAAAATTGTAGTAATAGCCGTCTCTTGAGCTACCTCAATAGACTGCTTATACCCTAGCTTCATATATAAATCAAGCTCTTCTTCAGTATCGGGAATGTTTTGAGGGTCGAAATTAAAAGCATCAACGCCTGTATCCGTCCTTACCTTTTCTAACAATGGCTTAGCAATCATATCTGCCTCAAGCTCATCACGGAACGCCTGTCTCTGCTGATTAGCAGACTCATCAAGAGCCTGAGCCTTAACATCAAACATGCGGTTGCTAATACCATTTACAACGATATCAACAAACTTTGGAATTATAGGTACTGGAGTCCAGTCTAAGTTTAGATAGCTGAGGTCTCCATTAACGGAAATTTCATTCTTGTATTTTTCTATTGGCTGAGAACCCTTAGCGTAAAGTCTTCTTAAAAGATACTCTGAACGCAACTCTCCGTACATCGATGTGTCGTAGTCTCTTGAAAACCACTCAGACTCTATAGCTTGACCTACACGCAGACCATACTCTACAGATGCCTTTTCTTCATCCGATGCAAATTGATTCGGGAATCCACTACCATTTTGAAAGCGTGGTTTACTTATCATACTCGCTTAATAATTTCACTAACAAAACCTTTGTTACTGTATTTCGCAAAGTTAAGAGATATTTTACTATCTTTTTTTGCATAGGCATTAACGCGGGATTGGTTTGCCATAATAGCAAAGCCCGAGCTTACAGTAGCATCAAATCTTGTACGATTGTTAATATCGTAGTTAGACCAATCTAATAAAGTCCTTGTAAAGGACATGTTCCCAACATCACCAACAGTGCCGTTTTCAGGATTGTCTATTACCCCTACATTGCCCTGTATATAGGCTTCTATAGCTTCAGCGTGCGCTGCAATGACTGCAGTAGAAGAGGGTATACCACCCAACTCCTTCTCAGCTTTTGACAATTTGTTCTTATCCTTATCGGGTCGTGCTATACTGAACGGTCGATACCCTCTGTCTTTCAAATAGTACAACAATCTAGGCTTTTGGTTTTCCACCAAGATAGGCATTCCATAAAAATGTATTGCCATTAAAACATCCTCGTAGAATATCTCTGCCGTAGGTGGTCTAGAAATGTATTCTAAAAAGAAAGAATTTATGGGACCATCTTCCATATGAAACTTGGTCATTCCATGCAAAGCACCTTTAGAACCACCCCCATTAACGACACCACTGATATCGTAACTATCACAACCAAATGAACCCATATGCTCATTCATTGGGAAAAACCTGCTTCCGCGTTGCTCAACATTATTCTGAAGATTAGCAGGTGGAATCCAATTCACAATAAACCTACCCTTCGGATTAGGAGCCCAAGCTACCTTGCTTCCACGGTCTCCATTTCTCCAATAAAAATCGCCACGAAGCAAATCACTATTACGACCAAAGCTGTCGTTGTAATCAATTTGCTCATATATCTTAGTGAGATTAAATAGAGTGTTCTTAGACTCATCACGGAAAGCGTGTGACTCTGTTCTTGGAAACTGTCGGTAGAATTCATTCAAAGCGTCAGAATCGTGCTTTAAAGAAGCAACTTCGTTTTCCCAATAGGTTATTACTCCGTTTTCAATCAACTCGCCATCGATGCCCTTAATAGGCTCTGCGGGGTCTTCAAATACAGGTTGACCGTACATGTCTATAAACCCTTCCATATTCCATTCCATAGGAATAAATAGATTGTACAACCCACTCTTAGTCTGACCATTAGCATTTCGTTCAGATGGATTGCTATCCTCAAACAGCTTTTTGAAATTACCCCCTCCTTTATCTAAAGCATTAGAGGTAGAGCCCATCATACACTTACCAATAACCTTACTACCCAATCGTAAACAGGTTTTAGTAACACGCCAGTTGTTAAGGATGTTGTCAGGTTTCTCCCACTTTCCACTTTCATCGTGCACTAATAACCTCAGCTTTTCACCATCGTAGGAGTTATCACCTGTGTTTTTCCAGTCAATTGTGGTATCCAAACCCTGTAGGTCTGCCATAGCATCTATCTTTCCGATGCCCTTTCTAGTCAGCTTGGCTGCGGGTACACGATAGGCTAACTCCGACTTTGGTCTGTCCATACCGTCTTGTATCGGCTTGAAAAAGAAAGGATAATTTACCGAAATGGGAACTACCTTGTCTGTAAACATCTTCTTTGCATCAGAACCCGACTTTGATAGTATACCAAATCGTGCATCAGAAGTAATCGTAGCTTGATTTACTGTTTCCGAGCTTGACATAAAGGAAAACCCACTACGTCTGTTCTTTAGGTAACACATACCATACGAACGCATATCTGCTTTACAAGCCTCCCAGTAAATAAAAAACAGCCTATTAGATTCCCTATAATCAGGACTACCCACATCTATCTTTGTCCATTGAAGATACATATAGTGTGTTCCTGTTAT